GCGAACACCGCCGTTCCCACGATCACGGGCACCCCGACCGTCGGCCAGACGCTGACCGCGACCAATGGCACTTGGACCGGCAGCCCGACGTTCACCCGTCAATGGCTCGCGAACGACGTGCCGATCGCCGGCGCCACGAACCCGACGCTCTCGCTGGCTGCTGGTCACGAAAGTGCGACCATCAAGGTCCGGGTGACCGGGACCAATGCCGGGGGAGCCGTCGATGCCACTTCTGTCGGCGTCGGCCCTGTCGCACCGGCAGCCTAAGGATCAACGGACGTGGGCCTCCTTTCCAACTGGTTCGGGCGATACTTCCCGAGCAACAACGACCAGAGGCCTCCGTCTTTCTGGCCGGTGACGTGGTGGCAGCAGGGATACCGGCTGCCGGTCCAGGACCAGAACTCGGCCGTGGAAGCGTGCATCGGCGCAATTTCGCAGACGATCGCGATGTTGCCGATCGCGCATTGGCGTGAGAACGAGAAAGGTGGATCGGAGCGGGTCAAGAATTCGGCCGCCAATCGTGTGCTGCGGAAGCCGAACGCATACCAGACCAAGGCCGACTTCTTCCTCAACCTTGTGCGGGCCGAGCTCCTGCGCGGGAATGGGTATGCGCTCGCGCAGCGGAACGGCCGTAGCGAGATTTCGGCGCTGCACCCGGTTCAACCCGCGAGCCTGTATCCGTTTGTGAGCGAGGAGGATGGCAGCATCTTCTATCAGTTCTCGCAGACGCCCGTGGGGCAGGATTTCGATCCGGTCGTCGAGGACCTGTTCCGCGCCGAGGACGTGCTTCACATTCGTATGCACACGCCGATGCACCCCCTGGTCGGCGAGACGCCCATGACCGCGGCGGCGCTTGCGATCGACGGCGGCAACGCGATCCAGCGGGCCAGCGCGGCGTTCCACACGAACATGTCGCGCCCGAGCGGATACCTGAAGGTGCCGGGCTCGCTGAAGCAGGATGTCGCAGAAAGCCTTCGCGGTGAATGGCAGGCCGCCTATAGCGGAGTCAGCACCGGCCGGATTGCCGTCCTCCAGGGGGGTGTGGAGTGGCAGGCGCTCTCGATGACTGCGGTGGATGCGGCCATCATCGAGTCCTACAAGATGACGATTGCGGATATCGCGCGGGTGTTCCGGGTGCCGCTCGCCATCATCGGCGACAATACGTCCACCTACAACAATACCGAAGTCCTGATGAAGTTCTGGCTGGCGACCGGTCTGGGCTTCATGCTGGAGCATCTGGAGCTCGCCCTGGACGCCCTTTTCGCTCTGCCTGACGGGGAGTGGATCGCATTCGATACCGACTATCTGCAGCGGGCGGATTTCGCCGCGAGGATCGAGGGTCTGGTGCGAGGCGTTCAGGGTGCCCTGTTCACGCCGAACGAGGCCCGTGCCCGTGAGGGTCTGCCTGCGGTGGCATACGGTGACGAGCCCCGCGTTCAGGCGCAGGTCGTGCCGCTGTCGTTCGCGGCGAAGGCGCCCGGTATCTCGGGACCCACCGCGCCGTCCGCAGATCCACCCAACCCCGGGGAGGAAGACGATCCGCCGGAAGAGCCGGATACCGAAGACCCTGAGGAAGAGGATGAGCTCAGCGCGCCCCCCGAGGCGTGGCGCGCTCGCTACGAGGAGTTGATGCTGTGAACATGGACACCATACTCCTCGGCCTCAAGGGGATCATCGAACCCAAACTCGCGGAGCAGCGAGTTCTGATCGATCAGATGTCTCTGCACCTGGGCGCGCTGAACGCTCGCCTGGATACGCAGATGGACACGATCCGCGAACTGCGCCAGGAGCTCGCTGCCGTCCGGGGGGAAATCCCTTCACTGGACGGCTTGAACTTGGCGGTCCAGGATCTCCAGACCTACGCCAAGCAGATCGACGAGTCCACGATCGGCCCCGATCGGTTGGCGGGGGAGCTCAAGACGCTCAGCGATACCCTCCGCAGCGAGTGGGATATCCAGGCGTTGTCCGATGTCGTGCGCGCGTCTGTTCACGCCAGCCAGGAGCAGGTCGGTCAGTTCATCGCTTCTGGCACCAACGAGCTCGCGGACATGCTCAAGACGGTGGAGAAGTCAACGGCAGTCGTCCAGGGGCATGTCGAAACGTCCTCGCTCGCTATCAGCGAAGCCATCAGCAGCGCCCGCCAGGATATCAGCAACCTGACCTCGGCCACGGCCGAAGAGGTGAACCGTCGCCTCGACGAGCATCGGGCCACCGTGGTCGGCAGCGTGCAGGAACTTCGTGCGGATGCCCTGGCGGAGTTCGCTGCGGCGGACGCACGCATCACCGAGCGATTGGCTTCCCTGAAGGACGGTGCTCCCGGACCTCAGGGCGAGCCGGGACCGGCGGGGCCTCCGGGGGCTCCTGGACTCGAGGGTCCCGTCGGTCTGCAGGGCGAAGCGGGACCGGCGGGCGAGCCCGGCCCCATGGGCCAGCCCGGCCCGCCGGGTCAAGCGGGTCAAAATGGGCAGGTTCCGCCTCCCGTGATGCTCGCAGAAGGCCAGGGAGCGCCCGGCGGCACCTGGGCAGTTTGGCGAGGGGGGCTCTGGTATGCCCGACAGAACACGCTCTCCGACCCGACGAAGGACGCGGGCTGGATCATCATGTGCAACGGCGTCAATGGAGCGAGGCTTGCGTATGGCCCGGATGGGGCCGAAGGGACTCTGGCTCTCGAGCTCTCTGATGGCAATGTGCGCGAGTTCACTCTCGCACTTTCTCCCGTCATTCACCAGGGCGCGTGGACGGAAGGTGTCGAGTATCACCTCAACGCGGAGGTCGCGTTCAACGGCTGCACCTGGAGGGCTTTGCGCCCGACGCTGAGCCAGCCCCCGGGCGAGGACTGGCGCCTCGTGTCGCAGCGGGGCAAGCCCGGTTCGCGCGGTGAGGCCGGACCCCCCGGCCCGGAAGGCCCAGCCGGTCCCCGTGGTGCGGGCATCAAGAAACTGGAGTTCCTGAACGGTGGGTTTCTTGCGACCCTGACGGATGGAACGTCCCTGGCCGCGCCGGTGGAGGCCCCCCATGAGTGAAGTCGTTGTTCGTTCGCAGATCCGGTATTCGGAGCTCATCCCGACCGACCCGGTTCCGCCGCTCAAGAGCCTCACGGATGTCAAGACGTGGTTCGGCATCACGGATACGACGCTCGACGCTCAGTTGACGCTGGCCCTCGACGCGGTCAGCGAGGCGATCCGGAACTATACGGGTCGCTACCTGACGTTCGGCACCTACACCGAGAACTTCCGGTATGTGATCTCGGACAAGCCGGAGCGCTATCTGGTCGAGACGCCGATCAAGACCCTGACGTCCGGCGCCGAGTTGATGAACCGGAAGACCGGCCACGTCTTTGTGACGGGCGGGCCGTTGCTGGAGGTCGTCTACGAAGGTGGATACGAGACGCTGCCCGCGGACCTGACCATCGTGCTCTTCGACCTGATCCGTCAGCAGATGGCGGTCTGGGGTTTCGAAGAGATCGGCACGGCCAAGCCCGCGAACATTCCACAGGAGAAGGCCGTCTGGCTGGGCACGCTGAAGGTGGAGTATGCGATCAGCGCGGCCTCGGTCCAGGCCAAGTCCGCAGGCGCAGGGGGGATTTCCGACGCTGCACTCGCTCCGTATGCGTTTGTCCTTGACACCTATCGCTCGATGCGGAGGCTCGCTGCAACATGAAGGCCGCGATCGATCGTGTCGTTCAGCGATACGGCGAACCCGTGGAATACACCCCTGCGGGTGGAACCGCGGTTTCGCTCGTTGGTTGCGTCCAGGTCCCCGCTTCGGACGCCTTCGTCAATGACTTCGACCTCACGGGGTTTGTGGTCTATATGCGGGTGCAGGATTTCGCTGCGCCCCCCGCGAAGTTTGACAGGCTCAAGGTTCGTGGGCAGGTGCGGGCCATCGAGGAAGTGCAGGTCGAGAACAAGTCGGGCGAGGACATCGTCTACATGCTGAGGGTCAGGGGATGAGCAGCATCGCAGTTCGAGACGCTCTGCGGGCGGCGTGGCCCATTGTCACGCCGACAATTCCGTTCGTGGAGACGCTCAACACGTTGGTCGATCCGTCGGCCACCGACGTCGGCATCTGGGGTGCCTTTTCGTTCGAGGCGCTTCTGCGTGATGCGCAGACCATGGGCTCCCAGCCCTGGATCGAGGAGCAGGGGCTCGCCTCGATCATGCTGATTTCCTATGCGGGCGTTGGCGATGATGAAATCGCCGCTGCCGCAGACCTCGTTGTCCGTGGGTGGACCGGTTGGATCAACACCACCCAGGACATATGGATCCATTCGGTGGACCCTCCAAGGCCCCCGGACCCGGAGGCCATCGGCGATGCGTATCGCCTGATGGTCAATCTCAACTATCGCTATCAGACCAGAGGAGGGTCTTAGACTATGGCTCGCGAATCGACAATCGGCTCCACCTTCAGGCTGGAGAATGTGCCAGCGACGACCACGTCCCCCATCACGGGCGCGACCAAGGCGTCGAAGGCCGTGATCACGGCGACCAACACCCTGACGAAGGGTGACTACGTGATCATCACGGGAACCGGGATGGAGTCGCTGGATCGCAAGACGCCCCATCGCGTCAGCGTCGCCAGCGGCACGACCTTCACCGTGGACACGGACACGACCAACGACACGGCGGCCGCGACCAGTGGCTCCTTCCGCGAGATCGCGACCACCGAGGTCTGCTTCGCGGAGTTCGGCGTCGAGGCGTCCACCCCCGGCGAGGTCGACGTCACCACGATGTGCGATCTCGAGCGGCGCAATGTCGCGGGCCTCAGCAGCCCCGGCAGCGCGACGTTCGGCGGGCCGCTGGACCTGACCGATGTCGGGCAGCAGGCGCTGATCAAGGCGTTCAACGACGGTCTGTCGCGCGCCATGATCTGGACCACGCGCGGGGGGCAGGTCGGCATGCTCTACGGCGTCGTCAGCTCCTTCGCGGCGGCCCCCCAGGGCGTCGAACAGGCGGTCACGTTCAACGGGTCGTTCCAGATCCAGGACGCGCCCGTCTACCTGCCGCCGATCGCCTGAGGACATCGCCATGACACTGAAGGTTCAGGAGCTTCAGATCGACGGCGATACCTACCGCCTTCGTGAACCGCGCCTCGCCGACTACATGCGCTCCCGCAAGAAGGACGACGACGAGTTCGTCTTCTCGATGCTGGAAGGCATGGTGCTCGGCGAGGACGGGGAACCCATCGGCCCCGAGGGGGTGATGAATCTTCCTCTCCGGGTGCTGGATGTCATGTCGCGCGCCGTGGGTGAGTTCACCGCTCCGCGTGCCGACCCTTTGACGAACGCGAGCGGTTCATCCACCGCCTCGCCCTCGCCATCGGCGGAGTAACCGTCGGCGAGTTGGCGGAGCGAATGTCGCTCGCGGAATATTGGGGGTGGAATCAGTTTGTCGCGTTGGAACCATTCCTTCCAGAACGGGTAGATCTCGCGGGCGCCCTGGTATCGACTACGATGGCGAATATTCATCGTGGAAAGAACGGGGTCGTTCGTAAGTTGGAGGACTTCATGCTGATCCAGCGCGTAATGGAGAAGCAGACGACCGACAGCCTGGACCGGGAGGAGCTTCACATCCGCGCGACCATTGTGAGCCTGGGAGGCAAGGTGACGTGATCGACAGATTCGGAGGGGTCATACTCGGCAAAGCAGAGTTCCTGGCCGCCATCCGGAATCTGCCGGGTCGTGTAGTGAAGAAGATCATGGACGAGTGGACCTACAAGCAAGCGCAGACGATGGCGCGGATTGCTCGTGCGTCTGCTCCCCGTGATCGAGATCGCAGCAAGAACAAGCCTATCACTTCGCGTCTGTGGCGTTCAATCCGTGCATCGCGGGTAAGGAATCTGAAGCGGTTCGGACCGTCCACAGTTTCAAGGTCAATCGCCTACAGCGCGGGTCGGTCCAGGGGGGCTAGTCGCGCTGCGTTCAAGGCGAAAATGAATCGTCGGCTGCGGAACAAGAGGGCGAGGGCTCCTAAGTTCGGGCCGACGGCCCCCCGCGCGAGGCACTTCCACCTTGCGGTGCTGGGAACGAAACAGCGTAAGACTCGGACGGGAGCCAATCGCGGAACCATGTGGGGGCGGACCCCGAACCCCATGTTCTGGCAGAAGGCGACGGCCCAGGTCACGGCTATTGCCTCGGGAGAGGTCGGGGCTCAATTGCGTGATGCCTACGAGCGTGGAATCCAGGCCGAGCTTCGGCGCTTGGGAAGGAAATATAAGTGATGGCTACCGCCGAACTCACTGTCGCCTTTGGCGCAAAACTGGACGGTCTTGAAGTCTCGCTCAAGCGAGTCACGCAGCAACTTGGAACTCTTCAGACGAAGGTCCAGGATGTCCAGCGTTCAACCCAGGACAGCGCCGACCGCATGGCTCAGTCCTGGAGCGGTGCGGTTGACAGTGTCAAGAAGTTCGCAGCAGCCTATGTGGGACTTCGAGGTCTGGGCGTGGCCCGTGATCTCGTGCTGGCTGTCGACGATATCAACTCGGCGTTCCGCCGGTTGCAGGCCATCACGGGCACCAGCCTGAACTCGGCGCAGGCAGCATTCAATCAGCTCCGCACGACCGCGGCTTCGACTGGTCAGCCTCTGGCCGATGTCGCCAATCAGTTCCAGCGGTTCTTCGTTGCTACCTCTTCTCTGGGCGCGACGAACGATCAGGTGCAGGCCCTCGTCCGGACGCTCTCGGGCTTTGCTCAGCTCTCTGGTCAAGGTCCGCAGGAAGCGGCGGCCGCCATCACCCAGCTCGCCCAGGGCCTCGCGTCCGGTAAGTTGCAGGGCGACGAGCTCAAGTCCATCCTGGAGAACATGCCTCAGCTCGCTGTGGCGCTGGCTCGAGAGCTCGGGGTAACCGTTGGTCAGCTCAGGCAGATGGGTGAGGAAGGCAGGCTCACGTCAGCCAACGTCTTCCCCGCGCTGCTTCGTGCCGCTGCGGGCCTCAACAATCAGTTGCAGGGACTTCCCCTGACAATTCGTCAGGCATGGCAAGTTCTGTCGGATCAGTTCGTAGGGCTGGTTGCGGAGATCGATCGCCGGATTGGCGCCAGCGCGAATATCCAGCGGTTCCTGGCTGGTCTTGGAACCATGCTCAGCGAACTCCGCACGCGGGCAGCCGGAACAGGCGAGGGAGCAGCAAGCGCCGACAGGATCGCGAACCTGGGCCGTGAAGCCTCGGCCGCGTCCGAGAAACTCCGAGAGCTTCAGGGCTTGATACGGGAAGCCGAGGGGGGTTCTGGCTCCCGAACAGATCCTGCTGCCCCTGCTGGTGGAACCTCGGCGGCGCAGGGTCGAGGTCTTGCACGGCTTCGCGCTCAGGCTGCTGAGCAGGTCGCCATCATCGAGGATCGCAATCGCAGAATCCAGGAGCTCAATGAAAGTGCGGCTGCCCAGGAGTTCACGGACAACCAGAATCGTATTCGGGCGGGCGAACAACAGCGAATCGGCGAGGCAGCCCTCATTCGCCGGCAGGCGTTGGAGGCTGCAAACCCCCGTCTGAAGATTGAACGCGAGTTTCAAGAAGCGCTCGCGCGAATCAATACTTCAGGCGCCACGCGGATGGTCGCGGCTGCTCGAGAAGGCGCGGCGGCGGTAGCCCAGGTTGAGCGGGAGCTCGGGGAAGAACGTCTGGCGGCCGCCGTTGTTCGAGATCGAGAGCTCCAGGCTGCCGGTGCAGCGGGACGCGCGGCTGCCGAAGCCGAGGAGGTCCGTCGTCGACGCGAGGCTCGAGAGGCTCGTCGCGCTCAGCGCGAGCAGGATGCCCGTGTTGAGGAAATCGCCCAGGCGGCCGGGAACACGTTGTCTACGTTGAACCGTCAGTATGCGGATTGGGCAGACTCGTCGGACAGGGCGGCGTCCAACTATACGGATTTCATCAACCGGATCAAAGGCGGCACCGAAAGCGTCGCTACCCTGTTCGCTGCCGTGACTCGAGAGGCAATCGCAGCAGCGACCTCGATGCAGCAGGCGGGCCTCAATCCACAGCCCGCCATCACGCGCATGAATGAGGAGTTGGCAACCCTCGCCGAGCGTCTTCGCGCGGCGGGCGTCGCGGGCGGCACCATCGACACCGAGCTCAACGCCGCAGGTCAGCGCGCAGGCCGGGCCTTGGATGGTCTGGCGGCGAAGTCCGAAATGACCTTCAAGGAAATCGCCAAGCAAGGTATCCAGACGTTCGCCAAGGACCTGTCCGACGAGATCATCGACTTCGCCACGACCGGTGAGCAGCAGTTCACCAAGATGGCGGCGGACTTTACGAAGATGATCGCCAAGATGATTCTGCAGTTGATGATTCTGCGGGCCATCCGCCTGGGCCTGGGCGCCGTCGGCCTGGGGGATCTGGTTTCGGGAACCCAGACGCGGTCATTCAATCCGGATGCGACCGGCATAGCAGAGGGGGGTGACTCCGCCCGGGGCTTCTCCACCGGAACAGGTCTTTCGTCCTACTTCACCGGCGTGTCTGCTGCGATGCCCTATGCGGAGCCTGCCTCTTCCGACGTCACCGTAAACGTCATCAATAAGGCGGAAGGAACGGCCACCCGGCAGCAGGAGCGGACGAACGGCCTGGGAGGCAAGGAGATCGATATCTACGTCGAGCAGATCGTCACCCGCGGTATCAACAGCGGTCGCTTCGACACCGCGATGGGACAGTCGTTCGGCGCCAGCCGTAGGGGAGTCGTGTAATGTATTCAACGTGGCCGTTCACTTGTCCCCGATCGTGGACTCGCAACCCCAAGGTTTCCATCGTTCGCAGTTCGGTCGAGGATGGATACCCGAAGGTCCGTCGCCGGTTCACCAAGGGCTGGGATGAATATCAGGTGGAGTGGGTTCTGGAGTGGGACCAGGAGCAGGCGCTGATCGACTTCTTTACGGTCGACTGCCAGGATGGCTCCACCCCGTTCTACCTGAATGATCCATATACCGGGGGGCAGCTCATTGTCCGCTGGAAAGAACCCCCCGTCGTGAGGGGCAACGTCGACAGCAAGCCGACGCTCCAGGTGACGGCCACTCTGGAACGGGTGTTTTCCTGATGCCTCGATCGCTCACCATCCAGGCTATCCGCCAGAGCCAGAAGGAGCATGGGGATGACCCGTTTCTTCTGCTGCTCACGATCGAGATTCCCGGCGAGCCTATCTACATCGTGAACAATACGGAGAACATCACGTCACGGGGGAACGAATACATCGGCTGCCCGTTCAGCATCGTGCTGCCGGACATCAACGACAAGGAGTTCTCTGAGACGTCGATCAGCATCGACAATGTGGACCCGCGCATTTGGCAGGGAATTCGTCTTCTGGACGAGGCCCCGGAGATCACGCTGGAACTCATCTTGGCGAGCCTGCCCGATGAGATCGTGTTCTCCGCCGTGGGGTTGAAACTGAGGGAGGCTTCGGCCAATCCCAGCGCGATCGTTGGGAAGTTGCTGCCGGACACGGTGTGGCAGATGGGATTTCCGGCCCACGACTTCGACCCCTCGCAGAACCAGGGCATGTTCTCGACATGATCGACCGGACATTCATCGGCATACCCTATGTGGATCGCGGCTCCTCGTTTGAAGGCTGCGATTGCTGGGGCCTCGTCTGGCTGTATCACACTCAGGTGATGATGCGCGACCTGCCGCGATACGAGGGATACACCAGCGCGGAAAGCGCGGACATTGGGGAATATATCACCGCCCGCTGGAACAAGTGGGTGTCCGTAGAACTGCCCAATATTGAGCCGGGTGACGTGCTGGCGCTTAGGGTAGGGCGGTTGCCGACGCATTGCGGCGTCTACGTGGGGGGTGGTATGATGCTTCACGTCCTGGAAGGCCGCATGTCCTGTCTCGAACGGATCACTCGGGGCTTCTGGAAGAATGCAATCGTGAGGGTTGGTCGATGGAAGTCCTGACGCGCGAGCAGTTCGCATCCCCGCACCAGGAAGCCCACGAGCTCCCGCAGGGTCTGACGATCGACGAAATGCTGACCGCGGTTCAGTGGAACCCGGCGCTGCGTCCGTGGACCCAGGTGGTCGTCGAAGGTCAGGCTATCCCCCCGGCCCTGTGGAGGTCAGCCAAGCCGAGGAAGGGTCGCCGCGTTCTTGTTGTCCTTCGCCCGGCAGGCGGAATGATGGGCGGCGGTGGAGGCGGGGGCGGAAGCAAGGGTCTGTTGATGGCTGTCGCGGCGATTGCGATCGTCGTCGTGGCCGCGGTCGTTGCCCCCTACATCGTCGGCGCCATCGCGGGTGTCAGCGCTGCCACAGCGAGCGCCACCCTTGGGACCGCGGTCGCGCTCACGCAGGCGGGTCTGGCGATCGCCGGAACGCTCGCGCTCGGCGCCCTGGTCCGCCCGAGTTCCATTGCTCGACAGGCGCTCGCGAACACGGGTTCCGGTGGAAATGCCGCAAGCGAGAGCTCGACCTACGGCGTCACCGGAGCGCAGAATTCGCTGACTCCGTATGGTGTCGTTCCGCGTGTTTACGGGCGCCATCGTGTCACGCCTCCACTGGCGGCCGAGCCCTACATCGTGTCCTCGGGCACGTCGCAGACGATCAACATGCTGCTGGATTTCGGCTACGGTCCGCTGCTCGTGGAAGATATCCGTATCGGCAACACGGATATCAGCGAGTTCCCGAGCGCCCGGTGGCATCTGCACTCGGAGTTCAAGGCGGGCGACCCACTCTATATCTACGGTAACGATCAGGCCACCGCTTCGGTCGGTGCAGTCCTGGCCGAGCTCGTGGACAACGTTCGTCAGGTTCCCCAGGCTGCATCGGTGATCACGCTGGAGTTCCAGTTCCCGGGCGGCCTCGTGGAGTTCAACGACCAGGGTCAGTCGTTCCAGCGCAACGAGCATATCACCGTCTTCGCCAATTCCGAGGATGGATCGACAGGCTGGCAGCCGATCTCCAACTTCTATCCCTACGCACACTTCCAAGGCGAGGGGGGCACCCAGACTTCCGGCGCCGCCCAGGTCGGTTCGATCGGCGTGGTCCTCTGGAGCCGCGGAACTTTTGACGGATACCCGAAAGGGTTTTTGACCACCGATCCAGTCGCCAATACGATGCAGATTGGAACGCTGTTCACCTACGAGGGTTCGAGTTACACGATTGTCGGTCGATCGACCACGCCGGGGGGCGAGACGGCGATTGAGCTCAATGGCCTTCCACCGAACATCGCCTGGATCTACACCAATACCGGCATCATTCCTGGCGAGGAAGGACGGGCGGGGACTTTCCCCCTTCCAGGCTCGGCAGGCACGTTCGGTCCGCTGACGGTCACGTTCGGCCCCTCGTCCTACGACGTGGAGTTCCACGGCCAGACGCGCTCCCCCCGCACGGTGTCTGTCTATATGCAGATGCCCTACGAGAACAAGTGGCAGATCCTGGTTCGGCGCAGCACGCCGGTCAGCGGCAGCGCGCTCGTTTCCAACCAGATCATCTGGGGAACCATCAGGGCTGGACGCTGGGTCGCGCCGATCGCCCCGAAGACTCCGCGCACCATCCTGGAATTGCAGGTGACAGCCACCGACCAGATCAGCGGTCAGGTGCAGAACATCAACGCCCTCTGCACGTCCATTCTTCTGGACCGTCGCATTGGCTATCGCGTCCCGACGAGGAACCCTGCCTGGATCTATCAAGATATTCTCGTCGGCAAGGCCAATCCGCGACCTATTCCTCTGTCCCGCACGGACAAGGATAAATTGATCGAGTGGGCGGACAAGAACGATGCGCTGACCGTCCAGGGCGACGTCTTCGCGACATGCGATCTCGTGGTGGATTTCCGCTCGACGATCGGCGAACTGTGCCAGACGGTGTGCAGCACGGGCAGGGCGGCCCCGGCAGTCGTAGATGGTCTATACAGTGTCATGCTCGAGGACGAGAACAAGGTCCCCGTGCAGATGTTCACCAACCGCAACTCGTCCGGGTTCTCGATCTCACGCACCTGGGTCGATCAGCCGCACGCGCTCAAGATCCGCTATTTGTCGGAGAACACCTGGGACCGCCAGGAGTTCTACGTCTACGCGGACGGCTACGACGCGCTGACGGCAACGAAGTTCGAGAATCTCGAGCTCATGGGTATCACGCGCCCGACTCAGGCGTGGCGGTTCGGGCGCTACTTTCAGGCGGCGGCGAAACTGCGCCGGGAGAGGCTCAGCCTCCAGAGCGATATCGAGAACTTGGTCTGCCAGAGGGGGGACCTCGTCCGCATCGCCCATGACCGCTTGCTGTCGAACTTCACGGCCCGAGTGCGTGAGATCGACGGCAGTCTGGTTACGATGGACGGCTATCTGCAGACGGACATTGTCTCGGATGCGTTCACGGTGACAGAGGCCGATAGTGGGGCGGCGAACGTCCTTCCGTCCGGTTGGCAGATTGTCGGGGCGGCGAACGCCGGGGTGACTGTTACTCCGGTCGCCAAGGGGACAGACGGCCGCGGTCGCGGCTACATGGAGCTGGAGATCACCAAGGCGGCAGCAGCGGGGGCTGCGAATCTGATCCAGATCCTGCCAGACACCATGATGGGAGAGATCAACTCAGACGACAACGTCGTGTCATCCTGGGAGATGGAGGTCTTGTCGCTCGACAACTTCGTCGGCGATGCCGTCAATGTGATAGTCCAACCTACGAACTCCACCGGAGGAACCGGCCTAGGTTCTGTCAGCCAGAACTTTCCGTTCCCCCTTGTCGGGGATCTCGAATTCTATCAGTCCGTGGAGAAGCCGGGCAGCACGCTCGGTCTTGTGAACGGCTGGAGGTCTTCACTGGAGATCAGGTGGGATCCGACCACCGACTATCCGGCGGTGATGCGGGTGCGTGTCTTCACCCCGCAGTTCTTCGTGAACAACCGGAAGCGCGATCTTCTGCAGCGAGTCGATGATGTTCATGCTCGTCTTATCCCGAACGCTGAGGCGGCGGGCGCAGTCGTGGGGGGTATTGGATCTGGGGGTCAGTTCCCGACCGGGTGGACTCAGCCGCAGTTCGCTGGCTGGACGCGGACGATCACTCGCGTTGCCAAAGTCTGGTCCTACTATGAGTTCGATATCCGGATGCAGGCGAACGCTGGCGCGGCTGCGATGTCGATCCAGTTCGTTACCCAGCAAGATCTTCCACCATCCAAGATCATATTCGCGCGGGCGCAACTTCGCTTGATCTCTGCCGTAGGCACTCCGCCGATTGCCCGTCTGCGCGCCACACCGCAGACGGAGGCTGGCGGGTTCATCCAGAACAACAATAGCCCGAACATTACGCTCAGCACGACGCAGGAGGAAGAATTCGCCTGGGGTCCGATCAACTATTCGGTCAACCCGGCAACCGCCGAGAAGTTCGCGATGGCGTTCACCTTCACGCCCGGCAACGCGGCGGAGGCGACCGACGCGACTATCCGCATCCGCTTGCCAATCGTCAGTGAGGGCTCGACCAGCCCCACGGCGGGACTGCCCGCAGAGCCAGAGCCCGCCCCGCTCTACGGTCAGTTGCGGGCTGGCAACGGTGGTTTGCTCGACTCGTTTCCTATCCTTGCGGTTCCCGCTGAGGATCAGGTGCTCGTCGGGGAACCCGCATCGAAGTTCGCACGTGCCGAAGACCTGCTGTCGATCGGCAGCCTTGGAACGGAGACGAGCGAGTGGCTGGTCGACAAGATCACGCCCGGCCCCGACTTCGTGGCGAACCTGGACTTGATCGAGTATGCCCCCTCCGTGCTAGACGCGGACAAGGGCGCGATTCCGCCCTACGTCCCGAACAACGGCTCGGGTATTCTTGCCGACCTGCCGCCGGTCCGCAACCTGATCTTGAGCTCCACTCTCTATGCCTACACGGCGGGGGGAGTTCCGATCCACACGAATCTGCTGCAATGGGACCCACCTACTTTCAAGGTCGCGTTCTACATCATCTCGCGCTTGTATGTCGTTCCCAATCCGGGGGAGGGAAACAGCACGCCCCCCTTCGATGCGGAGAATGTTCTGCAGGAAATCGCGCGGGTGGTGCAGCGCGCCGAGTATGTGGACACGATCGACACGCGCACGCTGCGCGACGAAGGAACGCTGATTCGCTACTATGTCACGCCGGTCGCGGCCAGCGGTCGTCGCGGTTCGGCCGTTAGTGTGGAGGATACGTTCTTCACGGATACGACCGCACCGCCTGCCGTGAACTTCACGACCAACGTGATGTCCGAGACTACGATGCTGATCTGGGATCGCCCAGATATCCCCGACCTTGGCGGATATCAGGTTCGGTTTGCGGATCGCACGACGGGCATGGAGAACCCTCTCTGGGAGAACATGGTGTCCGTCGTGGACTCTATCTCTCCGGCGCTCACTTCGCTGACCGTCCATATCCAGACGGGCACCTACGCGATTCGCGCATTCGATACGAGCGGGAACTTCGGCCCGGCCACCTACTCGGTAACGAAGATCGACGAGTTGCCGAACGTCAACGAGGTGACGCGGCTTACCGAGGGACCGACCTGGGCGGGACGGTTCGACCGAACCGAGATCGTTGACGGGCAATTGAGGCTCGCGAAGAACACGAGCGGCGCTTACTTCTCGGAGGGATGGTATTATCCCGACTCGGCGGTCGCCTATCCTGCTTCCTGGGTGTTCCGCATCCGGGGGGCTTTCCGTATCAACTCGTTTCCGATTGGCGATGACCCGCGAGGGGATTGGAACGCGCAGATCTGGGTGTCCATCCAGAAGGCTGCCCCTAAGTTGAACAGTTCGTGGTTCTCGCCGCTGAGCCATGCAGATCCTCTGGCGGGCGGGCCGGGCGTCTACGTCCCGCTTGGCAACGTCTCGCAAACGGATCTCGTGGGTCGGTTGATCAATTGGGCCATCCGCCTGACCAGCAAGAGGCCGACGCTCACGGCTGCGGTGACCACCGCCTGGATGATCGTTGATCATTCCGAGCGCCGTGAGTTCGGCAACGACCGGGCCACGGGAACAGGGGGGCTGAATATCAACTTCACCCGTCCATTCTTCGAACCCCCCACGGTGTCCGTCACGTTGAACGATGGTGACGTCGGCGACCGTATCGTGAAGTCGGCCAGCACCACCGCGCTGACTGTCGAAGTATTCAACAATGCTGGGGTCTCGGTCAATCGGAAGATCGACTGGCAGGCAATCGGCTACGGAAAGGGAATGAGCTGACATGACACAGTATGCCCAGCCGACGCTCGACGCAGCGGTCGATGACGGGATTACCCTGGCGACGAAGTTCAACGGCGCGATGGGCGCCCTCTACTCGACCCACGCCGGAGCGGCTGCGCCCCCCTCGCCCGTGAAGGGCCAGGGCTGGGTGGACACGAGTCAGGAAGCGGCGTCGACTCCGGTCTTTCTCATGAAGCAGTTCACTGGAACGGTGTGGCGCACGCTGGGAACTCTGAATCTCACGACGGGGGCCTACACGACGGCGGGAGGCCTTCCACTCACCGGCGGAACTGTGACCGGCCCGATTCTGTTCCCAGCGGGAGCCGTGGATGCGCCCAGCATCTCGTTCTCCGGCGATACGGATCTCGGCATCTACCGGGTGGCGGCCGATCAACTCGCGTTCAGCACGGCGGGCGTTCAGCGCATCCTGCTTACCGGCACGACGTTCGACGTGCTGACCGGTCTGGCGAGGGTGGCCGGGGCGAGCGCGCAATTGAATCTGGATCGGGCATCCGGAGCCGCCGGTTCGTCCGTCATCAATTTTCGTTCCGGCACTTCCAATCGCTGGGCTATGTCCGTGACTGGTGCGGAAAGCACCGGAGATCTCGGCGCCAACTTCTTTCTTGGTCTGCTGAATGATGCGGGCGCGTTGGTCGTCAATTATCTCCAGATTGGACGGTCCACCCGGCAGATGGGCATCAACGGTGCAGTCATCGGCAACGCTACCGTCACCATCCGCACCACGGCGACCGCCGCTGGTGAGGATGCGTTCGATATCATGAATGTCAACACCGATTCGAACGGCTACGTCGGCATGAATTTCCGCACGGCGGGCGGCGCATTGCGCGCGGCCCTCCGGGGGGAGCGTCCGGGGAACAACAACGGTGATCTTGGTATCTGGACCGGACAGACCGGCGTGCTTGTCAAGGCCGCGACGTTCCGCTCCAATAGCAACCTGGACGTCGTGGGCGCCATCACGTCGGCAGGCGCCGCGGTCACCTCCACCCGCGCCGTGAAGAAGGACATCAAGGTCGCCCCCTCGCAGTTGGAGCGCCTCAAGAAGATGCGGGTGGTGAATTTTAAGCGCACGGAATGCGAGGATCCCCGCGAGGAGCTCGGTTTCATCGCGGAGGAAGTCGCCGAACTGTTCCCCAGCGCGGTGACGCAGGACGGCGCTATCCACCTGATGGACCTGATCGCCTCGCTGACCAGCGTGGTGCAGGAACAGCAATCGCAGATCGACGAACTCAAGAAGGCCCTGGGGGGAAACTGATGAGCCAGCCTCAACTTCCGCCGCCAGTCCATCTTCCGACTCCCCCGCCGCCCCACTCCAACATCGGGGCGGCGGTGGTGGAAGTCGGCAGCATGTTTAAGAAACTCGACCCGAACATGCTGGCCGTGCTGATGCTGACCGTGATACTCAACGGCATGTTCTTCTATGTCTATATGAAGATCGCGGATACGTCCCATATCGAGTTCATGGCGGCGCTGAATTCCTGCCCCGTGCCGCGTGGAAGCGCAGCACAATCTTTCAATCCTGGAGGAATGGATCGATGACCGACTGGCCCACCCAAGCGAACGTCGAGGCGTTCTTCGGCCCCCCTGGGCAGAATCAGGGGATGCTCGCCGCCCCGTATCCCTTCCGGCTGGCCTGGGACCTCTCGGCGGTCGTCAATCGCTTCCAATGCCACGTCAAGGTGATGGACGCGTTCCGCAACGTGTTCCAGCAGACGCTGGATCACTATGGACTGGACCGTATCCAGGAGCTCGGGCTGGACCTGTTCGGCGGGTGCTTCAACAACCGGCCCATGCGAGGGGGGAGCCAACTCTCCATGCACGCCTGGGGGATCGCGATCGACCTGGATCCCGAGAACAACCAGCTCAAGTGGAACCGGTCGCGTGCGAAGTTCGCGCAGCCGGACTACGAACCGTTCTGGGGCTTCGTCGAAGGACAGGGCCTCGTGTCGCTGGGCCGCGCGCGGGACTTCGACTGGATGCACTTCCAGGCCGCGCGCTTGTCCGGCGGCGCCGCCACGTCCGGCCAGAACTCGGGGGCTGCCCCGCTCGCCACGCGGGCGCAGATCATCGAGGCGCAGAAGATCCTGGGCGTGACCGCGGACGGCATCGTCGGCCCGCGCACGCGCGCAGCGACCGAGGAGTTCCAGCGCAGCAAGGGGATGCAGGTGACCGGCGTGATCGGTCCCCTGACCCTGGCCGCGATGGGGATCACAGGAGAACCGTCATGAGCAGGAAAGGCCAGCATCGCATGAGCGAAGAATACCCGAAGGCGGCTCGACCGTCTCACGATTTCCCCCCGCCGCCTCCGCTGCAGACGGAACTTCCACCCCCCGTGGGGCGGGAGGGATATCGCCGGGGGGACGAGAATCCCGGGGTCGTCGCTCTGCAGATGCGGCTGGGCTGCCCTGGCACCGGAATCTACGACGCCGTCACGGAATACGCCGTTCGCCGGTTCCAGCAAGACCGCGGCTGGAACCCGGACGGTATCGCCGATGTGAACGTCCACAACGCGCTGGGTCTCGCCTGGGTGACCCACGCCTAGAGTTCGGGTCCGCCGCGCATCAGGGAACTGAAACACGCATCCCCTAAGATAGTGTGAATCATAGTGCGGCCAGACCTGAAGGCGGGCGGGGGGTGGTCCTCCGCCCGTCAGGCGTTTGGGGCCTAGGGCCAGGGGCTTTGTCGGCCCTGTCCTGACTGCCAGGGCGGCCTATTTGGAGGCGTCAGGCTTTTGGGGTGCTACCCCTGCCGCGCCACGGGGCCAGGGGGCAATTCTAAATGG